TAATGATTCAACTTCCTGTCTCAAATTTTTCTGTTCACTTGATAATACAGTAATATTCGTCTTATATTGTCCTAAAGTATTCTTCAATAAATCAACATTTTGTTTTAATGCAGCCACTTCCAAAGAATTTGCGTTACTAGAACTTGAGGTTGCGTTACTAGATGTCTGAGGCGCGCTTTCAAGTGCCTCTAATCGCGACATAATCACATCAATAATACCGCTATCTAGGCCCGGATTGGAAAACTGCGACATTTCTCTTTCATGTAAAAGAGTTTCCACTTTTCCTAAACGTAATGTAATTAAGGTGATTGCCTGGGCTAAGGTCATTCGGTTAACACTGGCCAAACCTTGGTCCTTAGGCTCCTGCATTTGTTGCTTCATCTGCTGCTGCATCTGTTGCTGTTGTAATTGGGCTTGTTGGCCGGCTAAACGACCACTAGTACCAGGTCTAATTTGACCTTGTTGCTGACCCTGTTGCCCTTGGGCAAACATTTGCGATGAATTTATGGAGGGTTGAGGACCACGACCAGGGGGTGCGGGTTCCGGGCCTCCTGCGCGTCTACGTTGTGCTGCTGCTACTGCTCTATTTTGGCTCATTGGTAAATATAATTAATAATAATAAATTGTTTCTAAATACTTTACGCATCTATCTACTTTTCTTTTGCTCCAGTTTCATAACTGATATGAAAAAAGTGGAACAAAAGAAATATGTAAGAAAATATTTATAAATATTGAATAAATTATATACTTGTATTTTATAAATGCAGTTGTTTTTATTAGACAACCGGGTTAATGATATTCAAACAGTTACAAATTCATTAATTGACGGCGTTGATTTTATCATTGTTGACTTTGATAATGACACGTATGACACAATTATTTCCAAGATACCTAATAAACAATATGATAGCGTTGGTATTTTTCAGGAGAATTATAACCTAAATACGTATCAATTTATTAGTTCTTTTCAAAATTCTATTTTAGAAAATGTCTCTACAGAAGACCCTAATTTAGACACATGGTCGCAATACAAATCATTGCTATCCTATTTCAAAAATACGTTACAAATTAATACATTGGATTTGATGGGTTGTAATATTTATTCTAGTTTAGATTGGAATTTTGTAATAGAATATTTAGGGAATCAATTTCAAATAACTATTAATTCATCCAATGACAATACTGGGTCTCCTGATTTTGGCGGAAATTGGATTTTAGAATCAGGTAATGTAAATTTAATAGGAAAATATTTTAACAACAACATTGACAATTACCAGTTTACATTGGGAAGTGGCAGTGCTCACACAGTTTTTTTAAAAGATGATGGCACTGTTTACACGGTTGGTAATAACGCCAATGGTCAATTAGGAAATGGAACAACTACTACTACTACTACTGCTACTTATTTAGTCCAAGTTAGACTCACTGTTACACCTACATATTTAACAGGTATTGTACAATTTGCTCGCGGACTTAGTCATACAGTGTTTTTAAAAAGTGATGGCACGGTTCATGCGGTTGGTCTTAATACTAGTGGCCAATTAGGAGATGGAACTCTTACACAAAGGACATTTCCAGTTCAAGTTTTATCAGCTGCTTCTACAGGTTTAACTGATATTATACAAGTTGCGTGTGGAGATTCACATACGGTTTTTTTAAAAAGTGATGGCACTGTTTACACTGTTGGTATTAATACTAATGGTCAATTAGGAAATGGAACTACTACTACTACTGTTGCTGGTACATATCCAGTTCAAGTTAGACTTAGTGCTACACCTACATATTTAACAGGTATTACACAGATTGCGTGTGGAACTTCTCATACAGTTTTTTTGACAAGTTCTAATACCGTTTACGCAGTTGGTCTTAATACTAACAATCAATTAGGAGATGGAACTATTGTGCAAAAAACATTTCCAGTTCAGGTTTTATCAGCGGCTGGAACAGGTTTAGCCAATATAACACAGATTGCTTGCGGAGCTTCTCATACAGTTTTTTTGACAAGTAGTAAAACTGTTTACTCAGTTGGTCTTAATACTAGTGGTCAATTAGGAAATGGAACTGTTACAAGTTCTACTACAGGTAGTTATCCAGTTCAAGTTTTATCAGCGGCTGCAACAGGTTTAGCCAATATAACACAGATTGAGTGTGGAAGTGCTCATACAGCCTTTTTGACAACTACTAACACTGCTTACACAGTTGGTCTTAATACGAATGGCCAATTAGGAAATGGAACAACTACTACTACTGTTGCTGGTACATATCCAGTTCAAGTTAGACTTAGTGCTACACCTACATATTTAACAGGTATTACACATATTGCGTGTGGTAGCTCTTACACAAATTTTTTAACAAGTTCTGCTGTTTACGCAGTTGGTCTTAATAGTAGTGGTCAATTAGGAGATGGAAGTGTTACACAAAGGACATTTCCAGTTCAAGTTTTATCAGCGGCTGCAACAGGTTTAACAGCAATTAGTGTTATTTCAGATACAGCAAATGTTAATGTCCCGACAGCACCAACAATTAGTAGTATAAATGCAGTTTCACCAACACTAGTAAATCCAACTATTTCCATTAGCTTTGCAGCATCAACAAATACAACAATTACAAATTATTCTTGGAAAGAAAATACGGCCGCTGCTTGGAAAGTTTTAAGTCCGGCACAAATAACCAGTCCTTTAACTATTCCAGCGTCAATTTTAGCAAGTGGAAAGAGTAATTTATTTGCAATTAGGGGAATGAATCTTACTGGCTCAGGTAGTGAATCTGGTTTTTTTAACTCAGTCACTGTTTATTTTCCTCCAGACACACCAATAATTAGTAGTATAAACATATATCCAACAGCAGTAAGTCCAATTGCTTCAATTGGTTTTAGTATAACTGCCGACATTTCAATTACAAATTATTATTATAGTATAAATGGAGGAGCTTATACTGTTTTAAGTCCGGCACAAAGTTCACAGCAATCATTATCTATTCCTGCAACTGGATTAACTAGAGATACAAGTTATACATTTTCAATTAAGGCAATTAATCCTGCTGCCCCGTCTGGTGGTCCGGCTTCTACTAGTTTTGCAGCTATTGTACCTTCAGTTATACTTTATAATGCTTCAACTTTTGCATATATAAAACAGACAACTTCTGGCTCACCAATACAATATTCAAGTGATAATACTAACTGGACTAATATTAATTGGCCGTTATATATTCAAAACAGTAATTATGCTACAACAAATTTTGTTGTTAAAATACAATCAAATTTAAACATAACAAACCTAACTAACATTTTTTTAATAAACGGTCATAACATAAAAATTGAAGGTAATAATTTCAACATAACCGTTACAAATTTGACAAATTATGCTGGTTTAATACAAAATGGGACAAATGGGACAAATGGATTCAATAACATAACAATACAAAACATAAATATTGCTTCATCAGGTACTACAAGTACTGTATTAGATATGGGATGGATATGTAGACAATATTTTGGTTATGGAGCTACTTCTAATACTATACAAAACTGTACTAGTAGTGGTTTCATTAATAGCAGGACTGGTGGAATTATTGGTGCAAATGCCGGACAAAACTCAACGTCATTTCTAGTTTCAAACTGTTCTGCTAGCGGGGATATGTATGATGGTTCTTATGGTGCCAGTGCTGGAGGAATTATTAGTACAACTGCAGGTCAAAATGCAACCTCATTTACGGTTCAAAATTGTTTTTATAGTGGTGGCATAAATGGTGATGGGGCTGGCGGAATTGTTGGAGACGCAGCATATAATATAACAATTAACAATTGTTATAGTACTGGTGGAATTAAAGGGGGGGGGATTGTTGGCACAAATGCTGGTCAATATGGCGGAGTAGTTACAATAACAGATTGTTACAGTAAAGGTGCTATAGGAAGTAATGGTAACAGTTATGCTGGTGGAATTGCTGGAGCTGAGGCTGGAAATATATCAATTACAAGATGTTATAGTATTGGGAAAATTGGTGGTTCTGGTCTTAGGTTCGCTGGTGGAATAATTGGCTGGAATGCTGGTAATAATAATCGTTCTGTTACTATATCTAGTTGTTTCAGCGCTGGAGATATAGATACGAATTGTGGTGGTATAGGTAGTCAATCATTTGGTACAAATTCAAATAAATGTACTATAACTAATTGTTTTAGTATTGGTAATCAAATTGGAAGTGGTTCTGGTGGAATCTTCGGATACAACTTAGGAAGAGGGTCAATAAATGGAGTTGATATTATTAACACTTTTTCATTGGGAACAATTGGTACAAATGGAGGAATTATTGCTTTATCAACAGGAACTGGTTTTGGCACAGTAACTGTATCTAATTGTTATGCTTATGCTACAACAACTAATAATAATGGAGTAATTACTTCAGGTTCAACATTAGTTCCTGTTGTTAGTAATTTTTATTCGGCAAATAATAGTTGGTCCGATGCTACAGCTAATACTTTTTTGACAGGAATAAATACAATATGGACATCTGCAGATGCAAATACTCCATATAAATTAATTAATGGATTAGGTTTATTATCAGGAGCCCCGTTAACGGCATTTATAACAGCAGGTGCGTCATTATTATCTTTATCATTAGCAGGTGTTTCAGTATCACAATTTTTAGCAGAAGGAATATCTTTATCAAGTTTAATAGCAGTAGGTATTCCTGTAGTACAACCAGCAGCTATAATTACTAATATAACTGCGATAAATAAAACAGTTACATTTTATTTTACTCAATCTACAAAGTTAAGTATTCCTGCTATTTCAAACTATTCTTACAGCACAGATGGAACAAATTATACTGCTTTAACTACAGCACAAACATCAAATCCATTAACTATTCAAATTAATGAATTAACAAATGGAACAAGTTATTCATTTAGTATTAAATCAATTAATAGCAGTGGGAGTAGTAGTGCTTCTAATTCGTTTTCAGCCACTAATTATAATAGTCCTGCAACACCAATAATTAACAGTGTAAACTCAATTTCACCCACATATGAAAGTCCTAGTGTGTCCATTAGTTTTGTAAACCCTTCAAACTCAACAATTACGAACTATTCTTACAGCACAGATGGTTCAAGTTATACAGTTTTTAGTCCAGTACAAATATCTAGTCCGTTAACTATTCCTGCAACTGGATTAACTAGTGGGACAAGTTATACATTTTATATTAAAGCGATAAATCCATCTGGTTCAAGTATCACATCTGCTGGTGTTAATTCCACGTTTTTACTACCACCTCAAACACCAACAATTACCAGTATAAACGCAATTTCACCAACACTAGCGAATCCAACAGTTTCAATTAGTTTCACACAAACAGCAGCAACTCCAGCAATTACGAACTATTCTTACAGCACAAATGGTACAACATATACTGCTTTAGCTACAGCCCAAACAAGCAGTCCTTTGATTATTCCTGTATCTGGATTAACTAGTGGTTCAAGTTATACATTCACTATTAAAGCAATTAATAGCGGTGGCTCAAGTATTGCATCTAATGGAAGTGCTTCCACATTTTTACTCCCTCCTGATGCACCAACAATTACCAGTGTAAACGCAATTTCACCAACACTAGCGAATCCAACAGTTTCAATTAGTTTCACACAAACATCAGCAACTCCAGCAATTACAAACTATTCTTACAGCACAAATGGTTCAACTTACACTGATTTAACTACACCCCAAACAAGCAGTCCTTTGATTATTCCTGTATCTGGATTAACTAGTGGTTCAAGTTATACATTCTATATTAAAGCAATTAATAGCGCTGGCTCAAGTATTACGTCTAACGGAACTGCATCCACATTTTTACTACCACCACCACCACCAACAATTACCAGTATAAACGCAGTTTCACCAACACTAGCGAATCCAACAGTTTCAATTAGTTTCACACAAACAGCGGCAACTCCAGCAATTACAAACTATTCTTATAGCACAAATGGTACAACATATACTGATTTAGCTACACCTCAAACATCAAGTCCATTAACCATTCCTGCAACTGGATTAACTAGTGGTGCAAGTTATACATTCACTATTAAAGCAATTAATAGCGGTGGCTCAAGTATTGCGTCTACCGGAAGTACATCTACTTTTTATACCCCTCCATCGGCGCCAATAATTACAAGTATAAATGGTATTTCGTCAACACCAAATGTGTCAATCAGTTTTACACAATCACCAACAGACACAACAATTACAAACTATTCTTATAGCACAAATGGAACAACATTTACTCCTTTAAGTACACCGCAAACAAGCAGTCCATTAAGTATTCCTATGACAAGTTTAATCAATAATAATTCAAATAATACATTTTATATTAAAGCTATTAATCCATCTGGCTCAAGTGCTGCATCTGGTGGATTTGATGCCAATGTGTTTACTGCTCCTGCTCAACCAATTGGTGTAAGTGTAAATGGTATTTCACCAACACTTACAAGTACAACTTTTTCCATTAGTTTTACAACCCCTTTAGACTCAACAATCACAAATTATTCTTACAGCACAAATGGTTCAAGTTATACAATTTTAAGTCCAGCGCAACCATCTAGTCCGTTAATTATTCCTACAACAGGATTAACCAACGGCGCCAATTATACAGTATATATTAAAGCAATTAATACTAAGGGAACAAGTAATGCTTCTGTTGGTGTGTTAACTACTATAGTTTATTCATCTTCAGTTATACTTTATAATCCATCAGGGATAGCCTATATAAAACAGACAGATTCTGTTTCACCAGTAGAATATTCTAGTGACAATCAAAATTGGACTAATATTTCTTGGCCATTATATATTCAAAATAGCAGTTATGATACAGCAAAATTAGTTGTTAAAATACAATCTAATTTAAATTTGACTGCCTTGAATAATTATCTTGCATTAAGTGGTCATAACATAACAATTGAGGGTAATAGTTATAACATAACAGTTACAAATGTGGCAAATTATGCTGGTTTTATTCAAAATGGAACGAGTGGCTTAAATGGATACAATAACATAACAGTACAAAACATAAATATTGGTTCGTCTGGTTCTACGACTCCTGTATCCGGTGGCGGATGGATATGTAGACAATATTTTGGTAAATTAACTAGTTCTAATACTATACAAAACTGTACTAGTAGTGGTGCGATTAACAACAACGGTGGTGGTATTATTGGTCAATGGGCAGCAAATAACGCTACATCATTTCTAGTTTTAAACTGTTCTGCTAGTGGTGATATATATGATAGTTCGTTTGGTAATGCTGCTGGAGGAATTATTGGTACTAGTGCAGGTGCCGGAACAGTAACATCATTTACTGTTCAAAATTGTTCTTATAGTGGTGGAATAAGTGGAAATGGGTCTGGTGGAATTCTTGGTTCTGCGGCAAGTAACGTAACAGTTACAAATTGTTATAGTAGTGGTGGAATTAAAGGAGGAGGAATTGTTGGTAATACTGCGGGTACTGGAGGTCTAGTTACAATTACCAATTGTTATAGTAAAGGTATAATAGGAAGTAATAATGTTAGTTATGCTGGTGGAATTGTCGGAGATAATGCCGGAAATGTATTAATAACAAACTGCTATAGTATTGGGAAAATTGGTGGTGCTGGTCTGCGTGAAGCTGGTGGAATAATTGGAATAAAAGCAGGCATTAGTAATAAATCTGTTACTATATCTAGTTGTTTTAGTAGTGGAGATATATACACAAATTGTGGTGGTATAGCTGCTCAATATTTTGGTTTACAATCAAACACTTGTTCAATAACAAATTGTTATAGTATTGGTAATCACACATCTTACAATTCAGGTGGAATCGTGGGACCATTAGTTGGTCAGCAAGCAGTTAATAATGTTGATATTACTAATTGTTTTTCATTGGGAACATTTGGTGGAAATGGTGGAATTATTGCTACATCAACAGGTACTGGTTATGGAACTGTAAGAGTATCTAACTGTTACGCTTATGCCACAATAACTAATAATAATGGTGTAATTGGAAATAGTTCAACATTAGTTCCCGTTGTTAATAATTTTTATTCAGCAAATAATAGTTGGTCAGATACTACAGCCAACACATTTTTAACAGGAATAAATACAATATGGATATCAACACGCGCAAATACTCCATATAAATTAATTAATGGATTAAGTTTATTATCAGGCATCCCATTATCAGAATTTATAACAGCTGGAGTATCAGTTTCAAATTTAATAGTAGCAGGTGCATCAATTTCAAGTTTAATAGTAGCAGGTGCATCAATTTCAAGTTTAATAGCAGCAGGTGCATCTAATGAAGAATTGTTATCACCCATAATTACTAGTATAACTTCATCAAATCAAGCGGTTCAAATTTATTTTACTCAAGCATCAGGCTCAGGTCTTCCTTCTATTACAAACTATGTTTACAGTACAGATGTAACAAATTATACTGCTTTAAGTCCAGTACAAACTACTAGTCCATTGACTATATCTGGATTAACAAATGGAACAACTTATTCATTTACATTACAATCTGTAATTAGCTCAGGTGGTAATAGTATAACATCAAATTCTATAAATAAAACAATTATTCCATTATTATCAGAATTAGTTGCGCAAAATGCAACAATAACAACAATAGCAAATTATGGATACACAAATCAACAAATGAAGAGTTCTGGGTATGCAGGTGATATGCCAACAAACGCATCTGAATTTTTAACATCATTGTCGTTTTTTCAACCGTCAATTATAAAATTATCAAATAACATTACATTTTCTGCTCCAACAACAATATCAAATACTTCAGGTAAAACAATCAGTATAACAAAGACTGGAGCAAGTACAATCAGACTTGGACTTTAAATAATCAAGTTTTTTTAAAATATTACAATGTAAAATAATATTGTAATATTATATAATGTTTACTAGAAAAAGACATGCGTCGCCTATATCTGGTGATATTGAAATGCGGGAAATACCATTAGAAAAGAGACTAGGGAAAAAGAGTAAATCTATAACTAGAAGTTTATCATCTGTGTCAAGTAATAATGAAATCAGCCCCGAAAGGAGAACAACAAAACGTTTAGCACCCAACAGAGGTGTATACAGACAGCGTGTAAAACAATCGCCTTGTAGAAGAGTTAAAAAGACACAATGTCTTAAAAAACGCACGTGTAAGTATACAAATGGTAGTTCAAGGAAATACTGTAGGAAGCGTAGAAACCAGCAAGTTTAAGCGTAGCAAAAAAGCCGTTATTAAAAAGTCGTTAAGCAACCATATCAACCTTAATTGCATCATGTGATTTATAATTGTTTATAATAAAATCATCTACTTGATAATCATTAATATTCTCTCTTACTTGTTTAATTGTTACAGTTGGAAAGTTAAACGGTGTTCTTGTAATTTGTAATTCAGCAGCTTCAATCGCGTTTTCATATAAATGACAATAAATATAATATAAATGTATTAAAAATAATAAAATTAATTATATAATAAAATGGATTATGAAACAATTAAAACAGAAAATCAATTATTAAAGGATGAAAATGATAGACTAAAAAATGAATTAACTCAAACAAAAGAACACTTAAAAAAATACACTGCACCTGAATATAAAAAAATGTATTATGAAAATAACAAAGAAGAAATAAAACAAAAAAATAAAGAGTATACTCCAACACAAGAACAAAAGAAAAAATGGGCAAGAAGTGCTTATTTAAAAAAAAAAGAAAAGGCAGAAAAAAATCAAGAACAAAACATTTAGGCGTTTATATATTTTCTGAGAAACTATATAAATATAATATTTAGTATATATAAATGGAAGATAAACAACCAATTATTGGAGTATATAAGATATCGAATACCTTATCAGGTAGATATTATATAGGATATTCAACTAATATTAATAGAAGATTTACTGTTCATCGTAACAAACTTAAACAGAATTATCATGATAATATATTTTTACAAAGAGCCTATAATTTAGATGGCGAAGATAAATTTGTATACGACATAATTCATATTTGTGATACAGAAGAATATGCCAAGGAAATTGAATTACAGTATTTAACAGATTTAAGTATTCGTGAACACTTGTATAATTTAAATTTTAATAATAGCGGCGGTGATTTATTAACACATCATCCTGATAAAGAAAAAATAAGAGAAAAAATTTTGAAATCACAAGCAGAAAATATGAGTAAATTATCATCAGAAGAAAGAAAACAAAAATATGGAAAGTGTGGTGAAAGAAATGGGATGTTTAGTAAAACTCATACAGAAGAAGTAAGAAAAATCATTTCTGAACTTAAAAAAGGAAACACATATCGTAATGGTAAAAAAGCGTCTGACGAAACAAGGCAAAAAATGTCGGAAAACGCAAAATTAAAAATTGGAGAGAAAAATCCATTTTATGGAAAACATCATTCAGAAGAAACAATACAAAAAATTAAGGAAAAGAGCAAAGGAAGATTGCCTCCAAATACAATAAAAATTTCAATTGATGGAAAAATATATATTTCCATAACAGAAGCTGCTAGACAGTTAAATTTTGCAGCACCAACCGTTTTATGGAGACTTAAATCTAAAAATCCTAAATTTGATAATTATAAATATTTTGAAGAAGAAACTAAGCTACCATTTGAAATTTTATAGGTTCATGATGTTGATAGTTTTCTAAAATAAAATCGTCTACTTGATAATCATTAATATTTTCTCTAACTTGTTTAATTGAAACTGTTGGAAATGGAAATGGTTCTCTTGTGATTTGTAATTTTAATCCATCTATGTGTTCTTCATAAATATGACAATTTCCTTTAAAATAAACAAATTCATATGCTTCTAATCCGCAATGTTTCGCTAGTAAGTGCGTAAGAAAACTGTAAGATGCGATATTAAAACTTGTCCCACAAGCTTCGTCGTTGCTGCGTTGATACATAGAGCAGCTCAACTTATTTCCATCATGAACATTGAATTGGCACATAATGTGGCACGGAGGCAGCGCCATATCGTCGAGTTGTTCAGGATTCCATGCAGTTAAAATCAGGCGCCGACTCGTTCTCTGTTTAGGGTCTTTTAAAGCATCAATAATTTGCTGTAGCTGGTCAACACCTTCGCCACTATAATCGTGAGCATCTCCCTGCCATTTCGCATTAAAGTGTCGCCATTGATGACCGTAAATTGGACCCAGCTCGTCAACTTCATAATGATTTAATCCTCTTGAATCCAAAAATTCCCTTGACGAATTGCCGTCCCAAATATGGACACCCTGGTCTAATAATAGTTTGTTATTAGTTTCACCACGAATAAACCACAATAATTCTTTCAAACACGTCTTCCAAGCAGTCTTCTTTGTGGTCAAAATTGGTATCTTACCGTTTGCCAAAGAGAAACGCATATAATGTCCAAAGATACTTTTAGTTCGCCCATTGCGCCCTTCTTCCCAAGTACCTTTATCAAGAATTTGTTTGATTAAGTTTAAGTATTGCTCTTCTTCTAAGTTTACCGCTACTATTTCATTTGCGCTCTTTGATTTGCCTTCTTTAGTTGCACTTACAAAAAGTGTATTTTCTTCAATCAAATGGTCACACATTATAAATAAGTTAAATAAATATTGTTTAACTTGTTTTTTTTAGTTTTTATTTCTTATTATACCCTATATAAGAAATATGGATAGTTTAGAAGATTTAACAAAGTCAACAAATGGGAAGCCGGGTTTTTTCAAACACGTATTTAATTTTGACGAGGATTCAAAATCAGATATGTCAAATATTGTTCAATATGCTGGATTATCAATTATACCTATTGTAATTATGAATAAACTTATGCAGAAATACATTCCTGAAGCCGATGAAGAAAAGGGAAGTCCAGAAATTTTAGCAGAAATAATAATCCAAGTGATTGTAATGTTTTTAGGAATTCTTATTATCCACAGAATAATCACATTTATACCAACATATAGTGGCGAGAAATACACTGATTTCAGTGTTACAAATATTATTTTAGCTGTTTTAATGATTGTTCTAAGTCTTCAAACCAAATTAGGTGAAAAAGTCAGTATCATTGTTGACCGAATAATGGAGCTCTGGGAGGGACCACAAGACACGAAAAAGAAGGGCAAGAAGGGACATGGTAATGTCAAAGTGTCGCAGCCAATTTCACAACAGCAACCGCAAAGCGCAATGAATCAATCCATTAACACAATGGGAACAACATCAATAAACTCACTGCCACAACAATCAAGTCCGGATTTCAATAACATGTATCAGCAAGACAATACCCCTTTAATTGGCGCTGCTACCCCTGGAATGGAAGGTTTTGAGCCACAAGCAGCCAATTCTGGAGGTGGATTTGCATCGGCATTTGGTGGCGGATGGTAAATGCGACAACTTGCGGTGGTCAAAGAAGTATAGTTAACGATATACATCACTATAATTGAATATTGCCTCATTACTTAAGCTATATCTGTCATCAAATGATGAAGATGAATTTGCTCTTTGAAGTTTTTCATCAGTTACTCTTACATTATTTTCAAAAACATTATAAATATCATTATCTTGTTTATCCTCCACTGTATTTGTTTCTTTAAAACAACAGCAATAACTTGCTATTTTTTTACATAAATTACCAATCATTATAATAGAATTATATTATTATATAATAAATTATTTAAACTTATTTTATTATATAAATTATTATGAACTCAAATACTATAAAAAATACAAACTCATTAGATGTAGATAAATTAGAAAAAGCCCTTGATAATACTTCAAATGAGAGCATTATGAATTTTACTACTGAAAAAATAATGGAGTTGAATTGGAAAATATTGAAAGAGTTAAAATTAGATAAATCAACAGCATTGGAATATCTAAGGAAGCTGAAAGGTTACAAATATGTGGATGAATTACCTGAATTGAAACACGGTGGGTTTATACGCTGGATACCAATTACAGACCCTGATTATTTACCACTAAATCAATGTGGAATCGTTTGCGATATTGTAATTAGCGATGATGGAGTATTTATTACTTGTAAGAATTTTATGCATCGACATTATAATTTCAAGATGGATGATGTTATTATATTCCAGAAACTAACATCACAGGAACTAATCATATTGAGCGCATTAGACCATTTAGACAGTGAAGAAACGACAAGTAAAAAGACAACGGAATTAGAAGGAGGAGCAAATAATTTAGAAGACAATTTAGAAGGAGAAGAAGATTCAAGTGAAGAAGAAGATTTAGAAGAGGACGACTAAAGTTGTCTTTTAGGTTCACAATCCTTAAATAAACCTTTTATAAATTTTCCCTTATGTATCTTATTAATTTCCCCATTTGTTAGTTGCTTTCTAGTATGATGTGTTTTTTTACCGCGCCTAAAATGAGTTACACATTTGTATCCTTTACTACCCATAATATGAACCTTGTGAGTCTTTTTATTTAGGCCATGATGCTTATGTTGAACATTAGAATATCTGAATGCCATTTCTTATAATAATATATAATTATAAAATAATTATAAAAAAATAAAAATACCAAAATATAATATAAAATGAAGTTTGATAAGCATTCTATTATTCAATTATTCCATATTTTGTTAGTTGGTCCTCTTTTTCTATATGTAGGAATCAAGGGAACTACAATCATGAAACAAATGTTTACGTTTTTACTAGTATTAGGTGCATTCATTATGTCATATCATATGTATTTAGCTTACAATAAATACAAGAAAGGTGAAAGTGCGTGGATTAATTATATTCATTTCTTAATTATTGGCCCTTTGTTAGTATTTATTGGTTACCAAGGTTTAGAAACTCCAAGAAGTTTATTTGAACTTCTATTAATGTTGGGAATGGCGGCAATCGGATACCATGGATATTATTTGGCGCAAAATTTTTAAACTAACAAAAAATAAAATATTGCGTTAAATATATAAAATGGCCGGAGGCGCGGGAAGTTTAAGAACATTAAGAATATCGGGAGCAAATGGAAGTAAGACCATTGGCTCATTAGTTGCGAATGGGTCAAGTTCAGGAGGAGGCTCTACTATGCGTATGTATAAATACTACATGTCTTTGGGACAAACAACTCAACAATTTTATCAAAATGTTTTTGGACTCAGTTTTGGTGAATTCAGAGGACAAAGTCAATGGTTTAAACGTTAAATAGAACTCAGATTAAAATACTAATTTACAATATTGAAAATTATTATTTTTTTAACCATTGTGTTGTTAATACTTTAGCAACACTTTCTAATGCACCTTCACTCCAGCCTTGGTTTGCCGCAACAACTTCACCAACAACTAGTATATCAGGTAAAGGATGCTGGACTTGATGAATAAATTCACTTACAGATAAGTCTTTTGGTAGCGGACTATAATAATGTGTGCCAATTGGCCAATAAAAATCAAGCAATGCGGTAATTTGCAATGTCCCCAATGGAATGTTTAGCGTCTCTTCTAACAAATTTGCAAAAAATAAACGATTTTTCAAAGTATTCTTTAAATTATCTTTTAGCACCTCAGCATTTGCGTTATCTGAATAAGCTATCATATAAACACCTTTTTCCTTAGACATAGGAATAATTTTTTGTAGTGGACCAGAAACAATTGTATATGTAGGCACATATTGTCGCATAATATCAGCAGACGCCTTAGGAAACTTGGCATACAGGCGTAAAAATGGCTGTCCCTTTATATAATTATAAATACTAAACTGACTCTTATTTAATACTTGCGGAAGCAGCTTTTGTATACCAGTAATTGTAGTAGCTAATATAATCTTGTCGCAATAATATGTTGCTTCATTATCCGTTTTTAAAATATATTTTCCAAAACCTTCTAAATTTGTCTGAATACTAGTAACATTGTTAGACGCTCTAATAAATTGTGGTCCAATTTTATGTACTAATGTTTGTATCAATTGTTTCCAAGGAATATCAAGTCCATTTAACCCAGTTGAATTATCATCCATACCGTATTTATACAACATCTGTGATACATCTTCATTTTCATAATCAGTATACCCAGTAGATACAATAAATTGCTCATATAGTTTTGCTCCAAGAAGCGGCTTAGCAAATTGTTTAAATGTTTTTTTATCTTTACTTGTTTTATCTTTTTCATTCTTAATATAGTGATTTTTAAGCATTTTAAAAACCTTGTTCACATTCACAGGCTCACCAATTACCGCATAATTAACGTCTAATTTGAAATCTGTGTATTTAATATGTAGCTCTTGTAGTAACTTCTGTAACAAAATATCTTTATCTTTGCGGCCAATTCCAGCCCCTGTAACCACTGTAGTGCCATAAAACTCCTCGTTATTCATTCGCCCTCCAATCCATTTTTTCTTATATTTTTCTAGGACCAGGAAACTCTTATTGGGTGTCAAGTGTTGTATATTGTATGCACTGTATAAGCCGGCAATTCCAGACCCAATAATAATAATATCAAAATGGTTTTTATTCATTATAGTATATTTTTATTTAAAATAAAAATAAAAATATTTATTTGTTACTTCTTCTAAACTTAATAGTCCGATTTTTTTTACAAGTAAATTTACCACGAGTATAACCTTTGTTATTGATTATTGTCTTAGTGCAAACACCAATTGATTTAGCCTCATTGTGAATATCTACCTTCTTAATACATCTACAAAGTTTTTCAGCCATAATATTCTCGGCCTGTTTTTTTAGAAGCCGTTTAGACTTGGGGATTTTCATTTTATAAAAATTTAAAATATGAATGAAATCTTTATTGGTTAATTCATTAGACATTCGCGTCTATAAATATTCACAATATTTTATTTTTGGATTTATAATATCATAATATAATGTATGAACTGTAGTTCTAAAATTGTAGTATTTGATTTAGACGAAACCTTGGGATATTTTGTAGAATTTGGCATGTTTTGGGACTCATTAAAACATTATTATAAAAATAATCAGTCAAAGTTAGAATCTAATTTAGTATTTGACCAAACGTTTTTTAATAAGGTTTTAGATTTGTATCCTGAATTTTCACGTCCAAATATTATAAATATACTAAATTATTTAAAGAAAAAAAAACAGGACCAACACTGCCACAAATTAATGATTTATACTAACAATCAAGGGCCACCAGAATGGGCGCATCATATAAGGTCGTATTTTGAGGACAAAATTAACTTTTCACTTTTTGACCAAATTATTGGTGCATTCAAGGTAAATGGGAAGCAGGTTGAGATGTGTCGCACAACGCATATGAAAACACATAATGATTTTATTAATTGCACTAAAATACCTGAAACAACACAAATCTGTTTTATTGATGATATTTTTCACCCCGGTATGAGCAATGATAATATTTATTATATTCACATAAAGCCTTATGTATATGACCTGCCATTTGAGACAATTGTAGACCGATTTTTTTACGCGGGTCTAATCGCATTCGGTGACCCTACATCAATGAAGGATGCTCTTATTTCTGGGATGAAAAGATATGCCTACACGTATGTAGAGAAGTCGCATTTAGAGGACAAAATTGACGCAATGTTGTCAAAAAAAATACTGCATCATCTTCACGTTTTTTTCAATAAGAAGACTAATAGTGTCACTATGCGAGCAACTAATAAAACTGGTAATAAAAAAACTAGTATTATTAAAAAAAATAAGACTTTAAAAAACAAATGAATATTTAGTATTATACACGTAAAAAGTTCAAATACTGCTTGATTTCATTTAGATACGTAATAAGTATTTTATCAATTGCTGTAGTTGTTATTAAAAACATACCAGCGCTAAATGCTATTTTGCCATCCAATTCAGTAAAATTAATACGTCTAAATGGGTTAAAACGTAAAATAAGAAACAAACTAACATAGATTTTAACATAATACTGCATATCAGTTAAATATTGTGGTGCATTTGCGGATAGTCCAAACGCAATAACAAAATATAAAAACCATGTAAAGTATAACACAAATTGAAAGGCACTTGATTGGAATTTATGTAGGTCTATATTTTTGAAAAACATTATGGTTTATATATATATAATTTAACAAATTAAATATATTTGGTTGTTTTCTTTCTATTTTGCTATTCTTAAAAAAAGTTTAAGGTTCAATAATAGAAGTGATATTATCTGGATTGTCATTGTTGTCATAAATTGACAACGTGCGAGCACTCGGGTCCTCTGCATTCACATATTTTGGCATCCAATAATATGGTAGTAAATGCGATTGTCCAGGAAACTCCTTATCATAAATATGTTTGTAATACAACTTTTCTTTTTCTCTGGGGCTTAAATCACTATCAACCATAAAATTTTTAACAATGCTGTCTTGTAGAATATTAAATAGAGACTTGCCCTTGTTACTAACTCCATCACTAAATGCCTCCTTCTTTCTCCACAGGACTTCATCGGGTAACAATTTGTCCTTTTCAAAAGCACTTCGCAACAAGAATTTCTCCATTGTACCATTTGCGTTATGGTCACGAAACTCAACTGGTATTGACAAATAAAAATTCACAAATTCCTTGTCTAAAAAAGGCGTTCTCGGCTCTAAACCATTGGACGAAATACTTTTATCAGAGCGTAATACATCAAACATATGAATATCTTTTAGCAACCGATGTGATTCCTTATCAAATTCAATAGAATCGGGGCATTTATTCATATATAAGTATCCACCACATAATTCATCTGACCCATCTCCATTAAAAATTACCTTTGCATTACTATTTCTAGATATGAATTTGCCGAGCAAGTAATTACCCAAACTGGCTCTAATCGTAGTAACATCGTAACTTTCAATTGCCTTGATTACTTCCGGAATCACATCTGTCATAACATCCTCGCTTACAATAATCTCAGTGTGATTTGACTTGATATAATTTGCAACCATTCGCGCATAAACAACATCTTCTGAATCAACCAAGCCAATACTATACGTTTCAATATTAACCTTTGGTCTAGTATATCCTTTTGGGATATTCTTGCTATGTATTTTTTGAACCAGCGCTGTAATTAGACTACTATCCAAACCTCCAGATAACAATGTAGCAATTGGTCGCTCAGTATTTAAATATCGTTTTTTTACAGCAGACTCTAATTTATCGTGAATACCATTAATATAATATTGAAACCATTCATCTTTTGTTTTCTGATGGCTGTCAAATAATGCACGTGGATATGAAAAAGCAAATGAAGGCGTATGGTATTTAATAATTGGACCCATTAACCAGCTACTATCTATCTGAAAATGTTGAACATATGACCCGGGTGGGAAATACAACACAGGTTGTTCTTCTACATTTGCTATTTCGCAAATCATTTTGAGCTCTGACGCATATCCAATTAGACCATCCTCATTCTTGGAATTAAAATAATATAATGGTCTTACTCCATAAGGGTCTCTAGCAACAAAAATTGTATTCATTTGGTAATCATATAGTATAAATGAAAACACACCGTCAAGCATTTTGATTGCGTGCTCAATACCATATTTTCTATATAAATAGATTATAACCTCACAATCTGATTGGGTTGCTGGTTCCATGTCCATTAATTCATATAATTTCTTATAATTATAAATTTCACCATTACAAATTAAACTACAATTCCAAATATTTAGAGGTTGATTTGACAAACTAGTTAACCCATTAATTGCTAGACGATGAAACCCCTGAATAAATTGTTCACCTTCATGTAGCAATATTTCAGAGTGCTCTGGGCCACGTTTTTGCCCCTTTTCAAATTGCTCTTTGATAAACTCTTGGTCACTATTTTTATTTAAAACTGGTTTCTTCTCATCGGCAGCTGCCTTTTTCTCTTCAGCAGCCTTTTTTTCCTCAGCAGCCTTCTTCTCTTCAGCTGCCTTTTTTTCCTCAGCTGCCACCCTTTCGGCAGCCTGCTTTTTAGTTTCCTTCTTCTTTTTATCAGGCTTCTTCTCTTCAGTATCCTTTTTATCATCCTCCTTTTTATTATTAGAATCAGATTCTACATCCTTTTTATCATTTTCATTTTGGTCTGACTCATCTGATTTAAAATTTAATAGAGCAAAAACACCGCACATTGTAATATTAATACTATTAAGACGATTATATCTAATACATTTTCATTAATATATAATTTCTGTAAAAAACATTATTTTTTTTATTATGATAATATAAATCATGAACGCATTTGAATACAATGACCAAACCGCTTCTCAGAAGGCAAATACAATGAATATACGTGCATATAGTCGCAACATCCCAAGCAGCCAATTGCAACCCTATTTAGATGCAAGGTCTGTGTCAACTAAATATGCGTTGTTGCCTATTATTGATTTAAGAAATTCCATTGAGACACCTTTAAAACAGCAGGCAACCTTCAATCCTTCTCATACATTCAATCCTGGTAATGATTTTGGACCTTGGTCTGGTTTTGCCTCAAATGTAAATAAGGAGTCCGACTTAAGAGGGCAACTTAATGCAATTCAAGAATGTAGCCAGGCATTTTATGTGCCTAGTAGTAACAGTGATTTATACAAATATGGCTGGCAAAAAAATAACTCAATAGTTCAACCATTTCCTGAACTATTTAAGAAGGAACATTTTAGCCCATTTAATCCTAATCCCAAGTCTAAAGAAATTGGATATGGATTATTTAATAATGCTACTAGACAACAGGTTAAGGATTTGACCAAACCTACAACTATTTCTCAGGAAACTCAGGTAGTTCAAAAAAATCAAAAACCCCAGAAATAAAATACAATAAAATATAGTTTACAATAAAATTATATTCTATTATAAATTATTATTATATTGTAAAATGTCGGATGATTTAGTAAATCAAATAACACTGAATTTTTTAATTAGCAAACATCAGTTACAAAAACTTAATAAAAAGATAAAGCAAAAAGAGGAAGATGGTTTGAAGACGGATATGGAGATTTACAAAGACCAGATTGTTGAATTATTTACAAAAATGATAAATGATGAATTGCCTGATGATTTGTTAGAGGATGTAAAACACAGTTATAATTATTTTATTGAAAAGAGCATTTATTATCTTAAGATGAGATTACAGGCAGACACTAGTGCTAGCGATAAAACAGTCGCCAGCTTAGAAGAAGAGGAAACAGTCGCCAGCTTAGAAGATGAAGAGGATGAAGAAGAGGAAGATAAAAGCTCTAGCAATAAAGAAGATGAAGATGAAGATGAAGAAGAAACAGTCGCCAGCTTAGAAGAAGAAAAACCTGCGTGTCCAACTGTTTACAAAAAAACTAACAAAAACACCAAATCAAAAGGTGTTGATGATATTCAGCAACTGCCATTAGATTGGTTTAACAAAGTAAGACAATCATATAAACAAAATCAGATTATACCAAGGCAAAAAGACAAAGAATTTGTGTTGGAATCACCTACCAATTATAAAAATATAGAAAAGAAAAATATCAGTAATTTATATGAAGTCAAAACAAAAAACAAAAAGGATACAAAATAAACATAAATTAATAAGAAACAAGCAACGAGTTAAAAATAAAAGTAAAAAGACACACTCTAAAACCAGACAAACTAACAAAAAACATTTAGCAAATAATAATGAAATATTGTCTTTTCCAAAAGAAGAAGAAAATAAATCATTTAAAAAGCTTAATTGTAGTCCTAAGGGAAAAAATGAAGTAAAGGAATACACTTGTTATACAGACAATGACCTTCAAAAACTGCGTAATATGTGGAATGCTCGGCATCCCGACAAAAAGATTGTAACAAATGATTCCAAGGAAATATGGAGTTTATTAAAGAACTATTATTCTAACATTTGTAATAAGGAGTCGTGTTGGGTAAGACAGATGACAAAGGGAACTAAAATGGAGAAAGAATTGCTAGAATCGTTTTCTCCTGTGTCTCCGGAAGATTGGAAAAAGAAACCTAATGAATGGTTATCTAGTATTGACATTATTGAAGTTATGAACCAATATGAAAAAACATATAAATGTTTTGATTTTCTAGGACCATCGCCAATTGACTATGATACTCATAAATTATATGGCGAGTGTGTATGGGAAGAATTATGTCATTTTAGTCTTGCTGAGCAAATTAAGAAGGGTAAGAATAAAATCGGTGTTATTTTCAACACAGACCCACATGATAGAGGTGGTGAACATTGGATATCTTTGTTTATAAATATAAAAAAAGGCACCATATTCTTTTTTGACAGTGCAGGAGACAAGGCACCTAATCAAGTAATGAAATTTGTTAATATGGTTATAGACCAAGGACGAAACTTGCCTCAAAAAATAGATTTTCAGTTTGACCAGAATCATCCAGTAGAGCATCAATATAAAAATACAGAATGTGGTGTCTATTCGCTCTTTTTTATAATACATATGTTAGAAGACAATATAACGTCTCATTATTTGAAGACACATATATTAAAAGACGAATATATGCAACAATTTAGAAAAGTGTATTTTAATGAGGATTTGTAAATAATACATTGTAAAAAATAACAACATAAAAATTTCGTTGTTATTTTATAATATACACACAAATATGCAAGCAAGTCAAAATTCAGTAAGGCATTTTACTACAAATAATAATCTAACAATGTTATGGGAGGTTTTGTTAGATGAGCTCCATATTAATAAATCTCCAAATTCATCAGCAGTTGTTCAAAATATTAAAACTGTTTTTGACGGAAATATTAGTCTTTTTACTTCTAGAGCAAATCCAAGTTCTGGAATAATGAATTTAAACAAACAGTTCCTTAACCAAGTATTAATTGCCGTAAACCAGCTATTTCCTAATTTGAAACAAGAGCAGCAAATGAAGCTAATAAACATTAGCGATGAGGTTTTAGAGGAACCATATAAAGTAGAAGATATTCATAATGCAAGACAAAATAATTTTGAAAAACAAGTAACCAATAAACGCCTTGAGTTTGAGAACTCAATTAATATAAAAAAACCACCTGTCATTGACTTTACAGATAAGACTGAGCCTGAAATAAAGATTACTGAAATGGAGGCATTAATTTCAGAAACAATGGCAAAAAGAAAATTTGATATAGAACAGATACAAAATGTTAATATAAATGCATCTATACCAGCAAGTGAAAAGCCTGTAAAAAAGGTTTCTTTCAATGAAAATAAGAACATTACATTACATATTAATGAAATTGAAAGTGTAAACCAAGAAGATAGAGAACAACAAGAACAACAAGATACTTATAATATTTTCAGTAAACTGAAAAAAACTACTACTATTGAAAAATCAGAAAATAATGATTCAAGACTAAATGATATTGAATCAAAACTAGATAATCTTGTTAAAATGGTCCAAAAATTGTCATCAGATTTACAATTATTTATGAATCAAGAAAAACTTGGGCATTAGTTTTTAACAATTTCGTAATTCATACCGTCCCTGGTCTTCACTAATTTACCAATGGGTTCTCTAAGTTGTATAGCCGGATTTTCCATTACTGCCTTAACGTTTTCATAGTCATATACTTGTTTTGTATCCATTCGTAACATATATTGTTTACCATATTTGTCTGAAAATGGCCGCGCATCCCATTCTATTACGGTCTTATTTATTGCCGCAACGGTATCATTTTCATCCTGAGTATAATTTGGATTATATGAAAAATCTGAAGCCTTTGCATTATCAAACTTCAAGCATACTAATTTCTCATTTGTATTTGATTTTACATAGGTTGCACAATCAATAGATGATTCCTTGATACCTTTTAATAATTGATATGACAGTTTTTCCTTGATTGTTGAAATTTCAAATAATTTTTGGTCCGATGTTTGCACTGGATAAGGTGCCAATTTACTTCTATCTTGTGACTTGATACGCAATTCCACAGCATATTCACTATCCAATTGTGCTTGAGTGAATTCCATAATGTAAATAAACACATCAACCGTTTGCATTTCTTTTGGCAAATCCTTGTGACTGCAAATACGTCTGGCGCGACCAATGACTTGTTCAACACGAACTGGATGCCAATATGGCTCCATAATATGAACATAACGTGTATTACGTAAATTAATACCTTCTGAACCCGCGGCTGTAATCATAAGCACCTTTATGATTTCACCCAAATTATTATCCGAGCTCTTGCGACGTAACTGGGCAGCAATATTGTTAGGCACATTGTCCCACATTCCGTTATAAATATTACGAATAATTTCCCTCTCTTCAGCCTCTTCTGTTCCTGTGTATAATGCAAAAGTAGGTTTTCCCATTTCTTCCTCACTCATATTTAATTCCCAACTATCTATACCAGTTTTTTTAATTTTGAATTGAGCAAATCCATTTGCTTCAAGAACAAGCGAAAAAATACCTATCCCTTCCATTGACCTGAATTGACTGTATACAAGATGGAGACCCATATAATCAAGACTTTGAATATTATTGAGCATTGCCAAGAATTTTGGACTGTATATTTCTAATTTCCCAGGGACCAAATATTGCGATTTATACTTTCTAAGATAGTCGTATGCCAATGTAATTGCCTCTTTATAATCGGCATCCCCCATCGCCTCTAACATTTCATCACCTTCTAATTCGTCTCGTTCTCTCAAGTTGGCATCAACATCTTTATAGCCTTGTAACGCAACAGCTTCGTCTTCTTTATCAGATTCAGATTCAGATTCAGATTCAGAATCGGAGTCAGAATCTGTATCTGGTCCACCACCAGGTCCTTCACCAGGCTTTGCCCCTCCTTTCCTTTTCTTTTCTTCCTTTTCTTTTTGCTTTGCTAAAGCTTTTTCTTCCTTTTCTTTTTCTTTTAAAGTTCTTAACTCTTCTTTTTCTCTTTCTTTTAAAGCTCTTGCTGCCTCTTTTTCTAAAACTTGTTGCTGCTTTGCCAAAGCTTTTTGTTCCTTTTCTAGCTCTATTTGTTTCTTCTTTTGCTCCTTTTCTGACTCTAGTTGCTGCTTCGCTAAAAGTTTTTCATTCTTCTCTAATTCTTTTTGATTAATAGCAGGTGGTACAATAGCTACCTTTTCAACAACAGGTTCAATAATTTTGTTACCAACAATTTTGCTCCCTTTCATTTCTATTTGTGCTGCATCTTTTACATTACCTTCAGTATCATAATTAGTTATTAAAACAAACTTCTTTTTAAATAGCTTTGGAATAGGGCGCCCAGGGGGCGTTGGCATCACAAAATTACATGCCATACGTGAAAAAATACGATAAGTAGATGACGGCTCTTTAAATGTGCCATTTTTGTCAATAGCACCATTATCCCCTTTTGTTTTAGGTTTATTCTCAGATTTTCTTTCATCAAACCGATACATTTCATATTGCTTAAATTGATAATCACTCATAGGAATTTCAATAACATGGCGATTAAAATCTTTATCATATGCCGGTAATAATTCTTCTTGCGCACTTCTAAAATATGATGTTAGACCAATAATACGTCTTTTGAACTTTTCAATATTAATAATATTTCCAGTATTTTTATCAATAAATATATTCATAAACTCTTCAAATGAATCGGGGAGTGCCTTGTTTACCTTAAATTGCAGACCGTTTTTATTTATATGTATTTTATATTCACCCAACCTCTCATCAACATCTTCTAAAAAAGCCGCATCACTTTGATAAGCACGTTCTGGTTTTCGTGTCTTACCTTTTTCTTTTTCAGACTTGTCTTTCTTTTCATTTGTTACACCTTGATACCCAGAGCTCTCTTTTATTTTACTTGTAAATCCGAATGGGTTTCTGGTAATAGTCATAATTTTAGAACTAGCAGAATAATCAATGTAATCTATTATTTTATCATTTGAAAACATTTTTTGGAGTGTTTCTTTTGTAACCTTTATACCAGTATCAATTGTTAATGGAAATTGCCAAGTTTTAATATATCCTCTTAAAATGTTAAACAAGACAGCTATTTCGTTTGGATAGTTAATAATTGGTGTTCCAGTTAATAATACAACACGGCAGTTATTTGCTCTCATTAAATACTCGTATATTTGGATTGCTAATGGCTCGGCCGCTAATGTTGACTCATTGCGCTCTTTTTCACTTTTTTTACTTTTATTATTTAGTTTATTAACAATCCTACTAATTAAGTTATGAGCCTCATCAATAATAACAATAGAATTATCAAAAATATTATTTTCAAAATCATTTGTTAGTTCTTTAAAACTATTTCGGCGCAAACCGTTGTAATTTATAAATCTGTATTTTTGTCTTATCATTTCATCTAGCTGGTCATTCAAACTCTTCTTATCAGTTGTAGACAATTCACTGTAATTATTGGGTTTTGTTACATTAGTTAACCAAGCACCTCGTCTTCTTGTAATGAAATCAGTTGTTTTAAATCCTAAAACCGAAGCCAATGCGTTTGTATACTCCGGATTTTCTTCAACAGATATCCATTCCCAATATTGATTTTTGCGATAAATTAGGTCGCCGCATTTCTTAATTTCTTCTAAATAATTACGTTGAAGTGATGCCGGTGTCATAATAATAACTTGTTTACCGCCACTCTTTATTCCCTCAGCAATAGCAATAGAACTGCAGGTTTTACCTGAGCCTAAACCGTGAAATAATAGCAAACCTCTATAAGGTGTATTCAAATTTATATAATCTCGCACTATTTTCTGATGAGTTAACAGGCCAATTTCACCGGTATCCTTTCCAATATCTTCACAAGATATATTATTACTTTCATCTAGCATATCGTCCTTATATTGACCAAAAAGGTCATTAATAAAACCAACAAATTTTTCACGGTTATTCATGTAATAACTTGGCGCAATTAGATTGTATTCAGGCAGAGGAGGAAGACGGTTTGGCAATGATGTGTCGCCAATTGTTATCATTGCTTCTGGACCAAGTGGTATAACATTGGTTGGCACTCGTTTAGCAACGGTTCTAGTTTTTTTTGGTGCCTGTTCTAAACCTTGTTCTAAATCCAATTCCAACCCTTCTTCACCCAATCTAGGGACTACATCAGCTTCTGGCAATACTTCTTCATCCTTTTCTTCGGCTATTCCTAATTTCTTACCAGTAAGTTTTTTAATAACTGGTTTAGCAGTAGAAACAACTGGGGCTTTGGGCTCCATAAATGATGCTTCTTTTTGCTCAGGAAATTTCTCAGAAACAAGGGAAATTTTTCGCTGTTTTAACATTGCCAAAGCATCTTTTGCTTGTTGTCCATTGTCTAATTCCATCGTTAAAACTGTTTTTTTCTCAGGATTTATCTTTTGTGTTTGAGAATTGGCAACAATTACAACTTTAACATCTGTCTTTTCTGCCAAAATAGGCTTCTTTAAAAGACTTTCTTTTAATATTGCTAAATTCATTGCTTATATAAAATCAATATATAAATTTTTGTATTTTTACACCTTTCCATTTACACCTTTTTATTGTCTTGGTTAGTTATCACTATCTGAAGCAGAATCGTGAACAAAATCATTTGGACTGCTCGCAATAGAAATATCATTATTCTGTTTAACAAATTCAATTGCTGACATACATGCCGCCTGTTCTGCCTTACGTTTAATTTTATGTTGTCCTTCCCCCATAAATACAAATATTTTACCGTGCTGAGCATAATGGTCCTGAATAGCCTTAAATGTCTTTATCTCGGTTATATTTATTGCATCACAATGCCTTACATTGTGGATTTGCTGACCTAGACACAAATAAACACCCATCCTGAATCCTTCATCTGTGTCGTGCTCTATTTCCACATAATGCGGAGTTACCTTGAATTCCTTCTGTATCTTGACTTGAAATATATTCTTGTAATTGTCATCATTTTGTATTAATTCGGTCCAATTCACATGCTTCTTAAATACATTTTCAATGAATTTTTGTGCCATTTGGAATCCTGGTCCTGAAGAAAAGAAATTATTAAACCATCCTTCTTCATCCTTTACCCCCATCTTATTGTAATCGTGAAACAATGCGCCTACAAATGACTCAAATAAGCACCCTAATTTCTTCAGATTTGTGCGTATCTTCTTTTCCTCAGCATTCCTTGAAATAATTAACCACTTATGAAGTCCCATCTCATATGCGATTTTACCTATATTCTCATTCTTTACGATGGCAATTTTCTTCTCTGTCATAAATCCCTCATCCTCTTTAGGAAAACGGCGATACAATTCATATTTTGTAGTCAGTTCTAAAACACCATCACCAATGTATTCAAGACGTTCATTTGACTTGCTACTTAGAGGCAGACAATCTGCCGGCTTTTCTACAATCGTAATATTCTGCAACAAGTTCTCAAATTGTGGCCGCTTAGTGTAAGAGCGGTGAATAAATGCACGTCTATAAAATTCCATATTATGAACTTTGGTTGGCAGTCCATATCGTGTGAGAATAGATTGAACATCGCTCAATGTAATCTCAGTATTCAATGGATTATATGGGTTGAATATCAGACCATCTTCGGTCTTAATAATGTCGTCGTCTAGTTTTGCGTCAGTGTTCATTTTGTATTTATTATAATATATTATGTAGGTAAGTGTTTAAGCTGGTTTTAAATATAATATTGTGCGTATTATATTTTGTGAAGGCAAGATACAAAGGTTTAGGAATTTTAAAATAACTAAATTTATTATTTATTTTGTATTTTTTAAAATAAAATGTTTTTGTATTATATACCATGGTTTTGTCAAACGGTCCTAAAGTAGTTCGTAATATATCATCTCTTGTCAACAGAACAAATGTTTGCGGTGGAAATAAAAAGGGCGGCCTCGCGTCGTCAGTTGGCGCCTACGTGTCGTCTAATCCGAACATGATTGGCGCCACAAACACCCAATACGGCTTAGTCTGCAAGGGTAACTTCAGTAACCCATCTCAAAGTGCGTTGAGAGCTATTAGACGATATTAAGTCTAATAGAAAATATATTATTGTTAAAAAATAATTTAATAAGATACTTATTACATTATTATAATGCTTATAAAGATTGATACAAGAGAAAGAGAACTCATTAAGAAATGCGAGGATTTGTTAGTTGCTGTTCCTGCTTTCAAGGATTTAAAAATAGAAATTCATCAATTGCCTTTAGGTGATATTATTATTTGTTCTAATTCAAATAATAGTCAAAATGATAACATTCTTGTGGAGCGCAAAACGTTATCCGATTTGGCTGCTAGTATAAAAGACGGTCGCTACGAAGAGCAATCCTATAGACTTAATGGATTGCCGCTACATAATCACAATATTATTTATTTGATTGAAGGTGATTTAGGCAAATTTAATTCATTTAAGGAACGTATTGATAAACAAACTATTTATTCGGCGATGTTTTCAATTAACTATTTTAAGGGCTTTTCATTGATGAGAACTAACACAATTGATGAAACTGCATTTATGCTTTGTAATATGGCTTACAAAATTGGAAAAGAGACGACTAAGACACCATACTTTAAAAATAAAATAGCTGAAGAACAAGATAAAATAGAACAACTTGTAAAAGAAGATGATGGAAATAATTCAATAGAAACAGCAACCAATTTAGAACCACAACATAATTTAGAAACAGCTTCAAAAAACTATTGCTCTGTAATTAAAAAGGTCAAAAAGGATAATATTACTTGTGAAAATATTGGCGAAATTATGTTATGCCAAATACCCGGTGTTAGTTCAGTATCAGCAATGGCTATTTTAGGAAAATTCAAAACATTGCCAGTATTAATAAAATCAATCCAAGAAGATACAAAATGTTTAGAGGGTATAACCACGTGCGACGCTAATGGCAAAACACGAAAAATTAGCAAGACTGTTCTAGCGTCTATAGTAAAATTTCTGTCATAAAATTACATAGTTTGTAAAATTTCGCTAAAATGTTTTGTTTTTTATAACAAAAGTATATACTATATTATATAACAAATGAATAAGGAAGCAGAAGACTGGATTTTATTATTATTGGTTTTATTTTCCCTATATTTTTCGTATTATATGTTTAAAACATATTTTGGCAACTCAGTTGTAGAAGGTTTAGAAAATAACAAAACTAAGGTTGTAAATAAATTAACAGTTAATTCAAAAGGCGCTTTGGAGTCTTTGCAAAAAACAAATGAAGACATTGGAAACGAAATACTTTTAAGTAATCCGGAATATAATGATAATTATAGTAAAATTTGCACTGAACTTATAGATAATGTTAACCTTAAAATGATTAAAATAGCCGTTAATTTAGACCCAACAAATGATGCTGTATTCATTAAAAGTCTTGCTGATTTGAACACAATGAATCAAGCTAAATCATCATTGGACGATATTGTTGATTATATTAACAACTCTGAAACATCAGATAATAAAAAACAAACCAATTAAATAATTTATAAATTATATTTTACTTATAAATTATCAATTTTTAGGCCTTTACACAGTTTATGCTACACGTATGTTTACTTCATTATCCTTATAATACCCCGCATCTACTAACGCTTGAGTATATTTTGTTCCACCCCAATTTGGATCCATCGGATTATCACTATACAACATATTCGCATCCGAATTCTTCATCTGGTCCAAAGGGGTTGTTGAGCCTACATAGAAGGACGATTGGTCAAATGAAGGATAACTGTTAATATTATATGGCTTATCTGCCTGTGTAGCATCTACTAAAGGAGTAAACTTCATTGGTAATGGCACAGGGGTTGTTGGCGGTAAACCACCCTGTGACTCAGTAACACTTGGTCTCACCTTGTAAACACGATTGCCTTGCGCATCATATGTGTTCTGAACATATAGCACAGGGCAACGAATACCAGCGCCACGTTGCCATGACAGGAATTCGGTATATTCTTCTAAATTACTGAACTCAATTGGATTCACACCAGGTACTTCTGCAACATTAGAATTGTATAAATAATATTTAGGCCCTTTTTGAATTAAAATATTAGGACATCGTTGTTCACCATTCATTGTTGTTAATCCTTCTTTTGAACCATTATTTAGATAAAAATT